GAGTTGCTTAAAAAATATTCCCTAAATGAAAAATTGGAAGGAGGTGTCAGAAATGGCTAGACCGTCAAAAAGCGTAAATACAATTAGCAAAAATCTCACAAAAGAAGAGCGCGCAGCACGTTTAGAAGCTGAAGAAAAATTGCGTGGAGACAATAGCAAACTAACACCTCCCGAATATCTGACAGCAACGCAACAGGAAATATATTTGTTCATCATCGGACAATTGAAAGCGAGTAATATTCTAGGGAACATCGATACTTATGTATTGGAATCGTGCGTTATTGCGATTGATCGCATGCGAGAAATTGAAGCATTAATTAACAACGATCCTAAAATGATGCTAGATAAAGACGTAATGAGAGCGCGTAAAGATTATCGAGATACATTTTTCCGTTGTTGTAATGAGTTGAGTTTATCGCCTCAATCACGTGCAAAAATCGGCATTATAAACGTACAGAAAAAAGAGCAAGACGGTGATGAATTGTTAAAAGTATTGCGTGGTGGTAAAGGGTGAGCGTTTTACTCGAAAAAGCTATACGATACGCTGAAAACGTTACACAAGGTAAAGAGATAACGACGAAAGAAGTTATTATCCAATGTCATTTGTTTTTAAAAGAGTTAGATAGACAAAAGAACGATGAATTTCCATATGAGTTTAACGAAGAAGTATTAGCGACTGTAGAGGGAATCTTCGGATTACTTAAGTTTGCTACAGGTCTTAATGTAATCGGTAAAACCGTATTAGATGGATTAGAAGATTTTCAAGCGTTCTTCTTAGTGAACGTGTTCTGTTGGCGTTTTAAAAATGATAGTAATAAATACCGATACAGAGACGTGACTTTATTCATACCCAGAAAAAATGCTAAAACCTTCATCGCAACGTTGGTAATTATTGTATTGATGTTAACTGAAGATGATTACAGTGAATTTTATTCGATATGCTTAGACCGAGAACTAGCCGGTGAAGTTAAAAAAGCTATGACACAAGTAATACAAGCTAGCCCTGCTATAGAGAAACATTTTAAAATATCAACCACGCTAAATGGGAAGATTATTTGTAAATTAACAAATAGCTTCTACCAAGCACGTACAGCAGAAGCGAATCGAAACAACGCTATTCGACCATCGGCATTCATTGCGGATGAGGTTGGAGCATTCAAGGATTATAAGAACATAAACGCTATGCAATCGGGGCAATTAAACGTTAAAAATCCATTACGTTTTAAATTGACTACTGCTTATGCTGAAGATAAATCAATCATGCTCGAAGAAATCTCATACATCAAAAAGGTTTTAAATGGTTCTATTACAGACGATAGAATGTTTGCTTTGCTTTATTATGCAGAAGAAGAGCATCTGTGGGACGATATAGGGCTACAACAGGCGAATCCTTTACGCATCGAAGCGAATTACCAGGAGATACGTGACAACCGTAAGAAAGCCCTAGAGAAGCCCTTAGAACGTGAAGAATATCTATGTAAACATATGAATCACTTCTTACCTAGCAATAGTGGAGAAGAATTCATTAATGTTGAAGATTTACGCAAGTGTAAAGTCGATAAAATCGATTGGACAGGGCGTGAAGTTTGGCTCGGTCTCGACTTAGCTATGACGACGGATAACTGTTCATATGCAATGGTGAGTGAAGAAGATGGGAAAATACTAGCTGAAGCATTCGCATTTATTCCCGAGGAGCGCATGATTGAAAAGAATCGTGTCGAGAAAATTGATTATCGTGATTATATCAAGCAAGGAAAATGCTTCGCGTGTGGCGATGCAATCATCGATTACGGTTTTATTGAAGATATGATACTTCAAATTGAAGAAAAACATGGCGTAACTATACGTTCATTAGGGTTTGACCGTTATAATTGCATGTCTACAGCACAACGTTTAGAACGAGAAGGTAACATTGAAACAATCGAAGTTGCACAGCGTTCGTATGTACTTCATGCGCCTACTAAGCTATTGAAAGAGAAGATTTTAAAGAAAGAATTTGTTTATGAAACGAATGATTTACTTGAAATCAACTTCCAAAATTCAAAGGTGACAGAAGATACAAATAAAAACATGTACGTTAATAAGAAGAAGTCAAACGGTAAGATAGATATGGTCGTTGCGATCATCAACGCCATTTATATAATGCAACAAGATATTTTATTTGGTGCCGATGAAGACTTTGGCGCAATGGTGTTATAAGAGGGAGGTGAAAATATGGGATTATGGAATAATTTTTTCGGTTCGAAAGCAGAACAAGTCGAAGAAGTACGGCAAACAACAAATGAAGACGTGCTATTACAAGCTCTTGTAGGCGGTTCTAAGGTGACGAAAGAGGATGCTTTAAACATTCCTTCACTCGCTGCATGCGTTGATTTAATAAGCGATACGGTGGCAAGTTTGCCGATTAAACTCTATAAAGAAAATGGGAAATCTGTAGAAGAAGTTAAGGATAACCGAGTTGTTTTATTAAACGATGAAACGAAAGATACGCTCGACGGGTACCAATTCAAAAAGGCGTTAGTCACTGACTACTTACTAGACGGTGCCGGTTATGCGTACATCAACCGTAAACGCAACGAGGTTGCTAGTCTACACTACGTCGAAAACAATCAGGTATCTGTTATGCGTGGTATTGATCCAATTTTCAAAAGCTATGACATTATGATTATGGGCAAGAAGTACCGAGATTTCGAATTCGTCAAGCTAGCTCGTAAAACAGCGGACGGTGTGACAGGCAAAGGCGTCATTGACGAACATAATAAATTGTTATCAGTCGTTTATAACACGTTGATTTATGAAGAGTTACTAGTTAAAACAGGCGGTAATAAAAAGGGATTCTTAAAAGCTCAAAATCGTTTAAGTCCTGAAGCAATCACAGAGTTAAAAGCAGCGTGGGCACGATTATATCAAAACAATAGCGAGAATGTTGTTGTATTGAATAACGGTCTTGAGTTTGAAGAGGCGTCTAGTACATCCGTTGAGATGCAACTAAACGAAAATAAGCGTACCAATGCCGATGAAATTTATAAAATCTTTAAATTAAACGGTAATACATTAGATGAAAACTCAATAAAAAGCGCGATTATGCCGATTTTAATAGCATTTGAGACAGCTTTAAACAAAGACTTGTTACTTCCAAGCGAGAAGGAACAGTCTTTTTATTTTGCGTTCGATACTAAAGATTTATTGAAAACGAGCATGTTAGAGAGGTTCCAAGCTTATAAAATCGGTATTGAAACGGGTGTTTTACAAATTGACGAGGTACGTTACGAAGAAAACCGAGCGCCATTAGGCTTAGATTTCATCAAATTAGGCTTACAAGATGTCTTGTACAATCCGAAAACTAAGGAAATTTACACGCCTAACACGGATAAAACAGGCAACATCGAGGGCGGTTCACCTGTTCCAACAGAAGAAAAAGACGCATTGGAAGGGGGTGAATAAGGAAAATGAAAATTGAAATCCGTAATGACCATATAAAAATTGATGGTTATGTGAACGTAACAGGCAAGGAATCGCGCGTTTTACCGTCACCACGTGGTCGCTTTATTGAAAAAGTTGTACCTAAAACATTCGAACGCGCTTTAATGAAGGCGGAAGATGTAGAAATTCGTTTCAACCACAAGAAAGATAGGAAACTAGGTTCTATTAAAGACGGAAATTTGGAATTGTATGAGGATGCAATCGGATTAAAAGCAATTGCAACTATTTCTGATACAGAAGTTATTGAAAAAGCTAAAAACGGTGAAATTCGGTCATGGTCTTTCGGCTTTATTGCTAATAAAGATACATGGTCTGAAGGTCCGGATGGCATTCAAATCCGTACGTTAGAGGATATTGATTTATTAGAAGTGAGCTTACTTAGTGTAACTGCTGCCTATCCCGCCACATCCGTGGAAGTTCGAAACGAACAAGAAGTTATGACAGAATCGCGTTCACTCGATAATAGTGTGAATGTGGTGGATTTAACTGTTAAAGAAGAAAAACGCAATGAATCGTTAGATTATTCAATCTACGAAAAACAAATCGAATACCTAAAATTGAAAGGTGGAAATTAAATTGAAAACAAATATTAAACGCTTTATCGAAACGCGCTCTATGCCAACATTAGTAGAGCAACGCAACAACTTATTAGACGAAATGGACGCTTTATTAAACAAAGCAAAGGCGGAAACACGCGCGCTTGAAGAGACAGAACTTACACGCTTCGAAGATATTAAAAAACAAGTTGCAGGACTTGATAAAACAATCGCAGCACTTGATGAAGCACGTTCATTCGAGAAAAAAGAAGAAGTAAATCCTAAAGAAGAGCGTTCTGCTGAAGAAGCTGAAGAACGAGCATTCGCTAATTATATCCGTGGTGTTGTAGAACAACGTGCAGACGTTAACTTAACATTTGGCCAAAATGGTGCAGTAGTGCCGAAATCAATCGCACAAAAAATCATCCAAAAAGTATATGATATTTCACCGATTTATCAACTAGCTACACGCTATAACGTAAAAGGTGAGTTATCAATTCCGTATTATGATGAAACTGCTTCGTCAATCATCGTTGGATATGCTACAGAATTCGCTGAATTAGAATCAACTAGCGGTAAATTCGCATCAATCGAATTAAAAGGATTCTTAGCGGGTGCATTATCAAAAGTATCTAAATCATTACTAAACAATTCGGACTTCGATTTATTAACATTCGTAGTAAATAAAGTTGGTGAAGCGTTCTCTAAATTCATCGAAAAAGAATTAATCGTTGGCACAACTGACAAAGTACAAGGTTTACGCGGTGTAACTCAATCGAAAACAGCAGCAGCGGCTACAGCTATTACTGCAGATGAATTAATCGATGTACAAGAATTAGTGCCGGACGACTTCCAAGCATCGTCAATTTGGATTATGAACAAGTCTACACGTACTGCAATCCGTAAATTAAAAGACGGACAAGGCAACCTATTGCTAAATAAAGATGCAACTTCTCGTTGGGGCTACACTTTATTCGGTAAAGATGTATACGTTTCGGATTCGGTTCCGGCAATGGCAACAGGTGCAACAGCTATTTATTACGGTGATTTCAGCGGTTTAGCGGTTAAATTAGCTGAAGATGTAAACATCCAAGTGTTACAAGAAAAATACGCTACACAACATGCAATTGGCGTTGTTGGCTACGTTGAGTTCGATTCTAAAGTAGAAAATGCACAAAAATTAGCTAAGTTAGTAATGGCTTAATTAGTCTAGGGGTTGGAGTTTTCTCCTTCCCTTTTTTCTTTTGAAATTTGGAGGTGGGGAAAGTGAAAATCAAAGCATTAGTAAGTTTTGCGGGCGTTGTAACAATGGGCGTTAATGAAGAGCGCGAAGTTGATGCAGAAATCGCGAAAGACTTAATTAAAGCGGGTTATGCAGCAGAAGTAAAGCCCGTTAAAAAGAGCGTGAAGTCTAATGAAACTAAGTGAAGTTACAGTAGCAAACGCCATCGGACAAGCTAAAGAAGATGCAGAAGACGCGGATATTTTCAGTGATTTCACCGTATTTCTAGAAGCTGCAAAAGGTTTCATTCTATCTTATACAGGTCTAACGTTAGAACAGGCGGATACAAAGCCGGAATTGACAATAGCGTTATTCGTTTTAATTAACGAAATGCATGATAACCGTTCTTATACAGTTAAAGAGGATAAAATTAATCCGGCTGTTAAAACGATTTTAGAAATGCATAGCGTTAGTTTACTATGAGGTGTTGAACATGTTTAATCCAGGTAAATTAAACAGAAAAATCGACGTCTACGGAAAGATTGAATACGAAAATGAAGCCGGTGAAACGTCTGTAAAGCACGGAAAAGTAAAATCAATATGGGCACAAGTTATGCCTCAGACTGCTGTTCTCCAAAAACAACAAGCAGATACGATTTTGACTAACGCCACACACAAAATCGTTGTACGCTATACAGCAGGCAAGGACATAACGCACGATATGGAAATAAAGTACAAAAATCATCTATTTAAAATTAAGTATATTTTGAATCCGTATTTTTCAAACGAGACATTAGAAATCTTTGTAGAGGAGGTTATTTCATAATGAATATTGAAGGATTAACCGACTTTCAAAATGATTTATTAAGCGTCGAAAGGAAAGCCGACAAGGTTTTCAAAGAAGCTATGAGAACATCGGGTAACAAATTGGTTCGCGAGGTACGTAAAAAAGGAAGGAAGCTCGTTAACAAGCAAGACGGTGTTTACCATAAAAAATTCAAACGAGGGAAAGTATTCGTTGATCCATCGGGAGATATTACGGTACGAGCTTTAAATACAGCACCACACGCACATTTACTTGAATACGGGCATGAAAAAGTCGTTAATCCAGGTAAAGGTCGTGGCAATGGTCGAGGGGTTATACCAGGTAAAGGCATAGGTAGAAACGTTGGATTCCAACCAGGTTACAAAGTCATGGAAAAAGGAGCTAGAGAGTTTGAGGAGAAGCGAGAGGATGTTAATGAGATATCGAAAGCGCTTGATAAATTACTCTCTGACAATAGGTTATGATTGAATTACTAGACATCCGAAAATCGTGTAATACGTTGCTCAAAACCAATTTCCCGACAATCCCTGTTAAGTCCCAGGACATCGAAAAAGGATTCCTTAGACCGTCATTTACGACGATATTTGACGAAGTTAAAAACGTAACGCTCGAATCGTTAATTGAAACGAGTTTAAAAGTTTACGTGTACTATTTCCCCGAATTAAATACGGATGATTATTACTTACATTTAGATGATGTGAAATATAAATTACCGTTGATATTTGGCAACAAATTAGCGGTTAACGATAGATTTTTAGATGTCATTGAACCGACAGTTAACGTTGTAGATGGCGTTATTGTGTTCGAGTTTGACATGTTCTTCTACCAAGACAAGCCGTTAAGCGCTAAAGAGATTGAAGCGCAATTAATGCAAGACTTGGAATTTAAATTTAAGAAAAGAAAGTGAGTGAATTACATTGGGATTACCACAAATTGATATTGCCTTTCGTTCTCGAAGTGTAACAGCAATTAAACGTAGTGCTATGGGTATCGTAGCGCTTATTCTACGTGACGAAACAAACTTAGCAGCAAACTCTGTAGTTACAATTAAATCCGTTGAGGACTTACAAACAGCAGATTGGACACCAGAAAACCTTGATTATATTAACAAAACGCTTTTAGGCACACCGTCTAAAGTTGTTGTGTTAAAAATCGGTGAACAAGCAGTTTTAAATGACGAACTAAAAAAATTAGGTAGCATCAAATTTAATTATGCAGCTATGCCAGAAGCAACCGAAGACGAAGCCGAAACGTTAGTAACTTGGATTAAAGGGAAACGTCTTAACGACAAGAAAACTTACAAGCTAGTTGTAGCTAACCAAGTAGCCGACGATGAAGGTGTTATTAACTTTACTACAACAGGCATCAAGGTTGGTGCTAAGGCCTATACGACGCAAGAGTATACAGCTCGTTTAGCGGGTATCTTTGCCGGATTACCATTCACACGCTCATCAACTTATTTCGTGCTTCCTGAGGTTACGGAAATTGAAGAAAGCGATACACCAAATGAAGACATTGACGATGGTCAATTAATCCTTATCAACGATGGCGAGAAAATCAAAATCGGTCGTGGTGTTAACTCATTAACAACGTTAACAGGCGAGAAAAACGGTGCGTGGCAGAAGATTAAGATTCTCGAAGTTATGGATATGATTACAGACGATGTACGTGATACATTCGATGAGCATTACGTAGGCAAGTATATCAACATTTACGACAATCAAATCTTATTCATCATCGCAGTTAATGCTTACTTAAAAGGCTTAGCAGCACAACAAATCCTAGATCCAAGTTACACTAACGTTTCATTCATTGATGCGGATGCACAACGCTTAGAATGGGAAGCAGTTGGAACAGATACAACAGATTGGACAGACCAACAAGTTCGTGAAACTTCATTCGGGTCTAAAGTAATTCTAGGTGGACAAGTAAAAATTGCCGATGCTATGGAAGATTTACGCTTCAATATTCTATCAGCGGGCGCTGCATAAGGGGGTAATTAGATGAGTAGAAAAGCTAGTCGCGTTATTAACGGTACTCACGGTGCTGTATGGATTAACGGTCAAAAGTTAGCAGACTTAGAACAAATCGAATTAAAGGTTAACCTAGAATATGAGGACGTGTATTTTGCAGAAGATACAGGGAAACATCGTAAATTCATGGGATGGACTGGAGAAGGTTCATTAACGCTTAAAAAGGTATTCTCACGTGGGGCTATCCTGTTAGGAGATGCAGTAAAAAGCGGACGAATTCCAGAGATTGAAATTACAACTCGTTTAGGCGATCCAGATGCATACGGTGTTGAGCGTACATCGGTTAGCGGTGTAACATTCAATGAGTTCTTACTCGCTAAGATTGAACAACGCGCATTACTACAAGAAGAAATGGGATTCGAGTTCTCTGACTTCGATTTATTAGAAACAATCATGACACAAGAAAACATCTCAACTTAACTATAGCAAGGCGTGGGTAACACCACGTCTTTTTTTATATCAAATAAAATTTTTGGAGGACAATTCAATGACAGAACGCAAAAAGGTTACTTTAGATGATTTAATCAAACGCAAAATCGAGTTAAAACAAGAACGCAAATACGAGGGTGAATTATTTGTTCCGTCTTTAGATGGTGACATTCAAATCGAGGTTTTAAAGTCGGATGCAATTGATTTCCTAGAATCAATGAAAGATGCAAAAACAGAAAAAGAATACGAGAAAATCGCACAAACGCTTGTCTATTCGGTTGTAAAAGAACCGAACCTAACAGATAAAAAGTTACAAAAAGAGTTCGAGTGTGAAGAACCGACGGACATTGTAGGGTACATCTTTACAGATGCGGAACAAGCCGACATTATGGAGTTTGCGCTTAAAGCGGTTGGTATGTCACGAGGCGTGGTTAAAGAAGTAAAAAACTAATAGAGGGTGATGATGAATTATTTATGTATCATCATTACCTTCAAAAAGGAATCACACCGGAAACGATTGACAACTTAAGTTACCTACAAAAAGAATTCTTTGCAGCTAGTATGGAAATTGAATTGTCCCAACAAAACGAGCGTGAACAATTACGAGCAAAATTATTAAAAGAACAAAAAGCCTATCCAACAGTGAATTTCTAAAGGAAGGAGGGCGAAACAATGGCAAGTCGTGTTATATCAGCAGTATTAAAATTTAAAGACCAAAATTTCAGTACGGGTTTAAGAAACGCTAATAGACAAGCCGGTGAGTTTGGTCGTTACATGCAAGACGCGCAAAACAAAGCGGAAAACTTCGGACAAAAAGCCGGTGATGTATTTAAAGGCGTTGGTGTTGCGGCGGGCGCATTAGTAAGTGGCGCTATTGCCGGTTTAGGTGTAGCCATTGGACAATCGATACTAGAGATGGATGACGCATTCGCGCAACTAGAAGCAAGAACAGGCGCAACAGGTGCGGAATTAAAAAACTTAGAATCGGCTGCAGTCGAAGTATTCAAACGTGGATATGGTGAAAGTTTAAGTGAAGTATCTAACAACTTAGCGCGTGTAAATCAAAACATGCATAATATCGATCCATCTCAATTGGCAGATGTAACAGCAGAAGCGATGTTATTAGCGCAAACAACGGACAGCGATTTAAACGAGGTTACTAGAGGCGCTCAAAACTTAATGGATGCATTCGGCATTACAGCGGACAAAGCGTTTGATTTATTCACAAAAGGCGCTCAATCAGGTTTAAATATGTCGAATGATATGTTTGACCAAATGGGAGAGTTCTCAAGCGTAGCAGAGCAAGCAGGATATTCAGCGGAAGAGTTATTTGGTGTCATGCAACGTGGTGCAGAAAACGGTGTTTACAACCTAGACCGAGTTAACAACGCTATTTTAGAATTCGGAATTAAAACAACAGACGGTAACAAAGCAACGAGCGATTCATTCTCTTTATTATCAGATTCTACACAACAAATGTGGAAGGACATGCAAGCCGGAAAAGTTACAGCTAAAGAGTTAAGTTCGACGGTAATACAAGAGCTCAAATCGATGGATGATCAAAACTTAGCGAATCAAATCGGTATCTCAATGTGGGGTACAACGTGGGAAGATAACACTAAAGACGTTATGTACTCAATGTTCGAAACTACAGACGCGTTGAAAGACTTTGAGGGCGCTACAGATTCAGCAGCAAACGCGGTTGAAGGTTCATTCGGTAATCGTGTCAAATCGGCATTTCGAGATTTAACTGTTAGCATCGCATCGTTAGCGGATAGTGAAGCGGGTAAACAAGCACTTGACACAATAGCAACAACAGCGGAAAACTTAGTTCCTAAAATTACATCATTAGCTTCGAAAGCGTTAGAGTTTGCGGGTGTTATCGCTAACAATTGGAGACCAATAGCGACAGTCGTAGCAAGTGCAACAGCGGCGGTTGTAGCGTTTAAAGTCGGTATGGCGGCAATGAGCGTAATTAGCACAGTTGTAGGCTTCTTGAAAACGTTTAGGGCTGCAATGGTAGCGGGTACAGCGGCACAGTGGGCTATGAACGTAGCAATGAGCGCGAATCCAATAGGGCTTGTTATCACGGGTATAGCCGCATTAATTGCAATTGGTGTAGCATTATGGATGAATTGGGATACAGTGAAAGCTAAAGCCGGTGAATTGTGGACGAAAACGAAAGAAGTATTCGGAAACATTTACAATTGGGGTGCCGAAAAAATCGGTGGTGTGACTAACTTCTTTAGTGGTTTAGTCGATAAAGTAGGCGATTTCATAAGTAGAATTACTAACTTCAAAATGCCGGATTGGATTTCGAATATCGGTTCAACAATCGGTAAAGCGGCGGGCAAAATAGGTAATTTACTACCTTCTTTCGATGTTGGTACAAATAGCGTAGCTCAAGATATGACCGCAAACATTCATAAAGATGAAATGATTATTCCGGCTAGACAAGCGCAAAAAGTTCGTGCAATGGGCGGTAACATCGATAATATCGACAAGTTAATCAATAAACCGGCTCAAGCGGTTCCGGTTGCAACAACGACTAACAATCAAACAACAGCACCAGTCATTAATATGACAGTTAACGCGAATCAGTTGTCTTATGACGACGTTGTATACAAACTATCTAAAGATATTAAACTAGCACTATCGAACATGTAGGAGGGTGATAGGATGGAAATTATTATTTCAAACGAAAACAGAACCGAAACAATACAGTTGCCTATCATCCCCGAATCGCTTGAGGTGGCATTCCCACATAACAACGAGGTTTTCACTACAGTTGATGGTGGGGACATTAATTTGATAGGTAGACCTGGTTTGAAGTCTATTACAATAAGTAGTTGGCTTCCAGGTAAAGAATACACGTTTGCAAAATCGCCATTGCTTATGTACGAGGGAAAAGAGTTTTTCGTTAAGTACAAACGCACTAGAAAGCCAGTTCGCGTTGTTATCGTGAATAATAACGGTTACACGTATCATAACGAATTATACGCAATTGAAGAGTTTTCATTTGGGTATGATCGCGTTGGAGATATGCCATATACGCTTGTTCTCAAGCAATTCGTACCGAGCAAGGTGATAACATGAGCTTTAAGTTATATGCGAATGGCGTTGATGTTACACAATTGGCGGGTGGTTTAACGTGGTCAAGCGATGTCGATACATTAGGACAATCGTTATCTTTTAGCGTTCCTTTTGATAAGGATGGTGAGTTACTGCCTAAGCCATTTATTAATGTTGGCGATAAAATTTCATTACGTTACAGTGGTGAGGACGTCTTTTTTGGCATCGCAATAGACGAAGAAAGAAGTGGACGAAGCCCTATTAAATACAATTGCTTCGACTTAGCTTTTTATCTAAACGAAAATGTATTAACGATGCAATTCAACGATATTCCCGCTAAACAAGCGATTGAAGACTTATGCGAGAAAATCGGTATCAAGTGTACAGTCGCTAACATTGCGGTAAAGATTAAAAAGATTTACAAAGCGCAAGCGGTGAGCGAAATACTAAAGGATATATTGACGATATGCAGCGAACAAAACGGTATTAAGTATCGTTTCGAAATGCGTGGCGATACGTTGGTAGTATTCCATTGGAAAGACATTAAGGTCGACGTAAAAACAGAATGGATAAGTAGCCCGAATCGTAAAGCATCGTTATCCGGCATGAAAAACCGTATTGAAATAGTATCGGGTGATGAAAAAACGGTAAAAGTTTTAGCGAAAACAGAAGACGGTGCAAGTATCTCGAAATACGGCTTACTTACACAATCCCAAACGATTGACGATAAGGAAGTTAGTAAGGCAAAAGCAGTAGCGAACAACCTTTTGAAAGAGTTGAACAAACTAAAAGAAGAGGGTGCCATTTCCTTAATCGGTGATCACAGAGCAAGGGCGGGGCGTTTAGTGACGCTTGAAGAGCCTATTACAGGCTTATCCGGTGAATTCCTTATTAAATCGGCACAACACACGTATAACAACGGTATACACCTTATGTCACTTAATTTGGAGGTGTCAACGTGAATGAAGCTATAGTTAGTATTGCGAAAGAGT